CCATGCCCGCCCCTTCCTACGTGGTGCGGGTCTCGGCACCGCGCGACCTGCCACCGCCACGGGAACGGGCAGCCGCCTTCTCCGCACCGCCCTGAACCTTCTCGTCGACCAGCTCGGCCCGCTCGCCATCTGCCCACGCTGCGGCCGCTGCCCCGTCGACCTCGACCACGTCCCCGGGCGCCCATGAAAAGTCAGACCCGGCGATCGACTGCAGAATCCGGATGCGCGGCATCCCGCGCCCCCTTTCAAACGGTGCGGCCCCCAGCAGATGCCAGGGGCCGCAAACGGAATGGATCAGGTCGCAGAGTGCGCGTACACGCGGAACGCGCTGCCGTCGTCAGGCTTCGCGTCGAGGCGCATGAACCCGAAGAAGCCGACCTGCAGGAAGTCGGCGTACCGCTCCTCCAGGCGCATCATCTGCCCGCCGGCCACCTGCCGGACGACGTACGCGGCGTTGATGTCGCCATAGCCGATGCTCTTCGCGTTGGCCGCCGGGACGGGGATCCCGTTGTCGATGAGGACCGCGCTGCCCATGAGCGAGGACGGGACACCAGCCTGCACGGACGGCTCCCACAGGGGACGCCCCTGCGAGTCCTTCAGCTTCCGCACGACCTTCAGCGCAGAGTCCGACATGGCCCACTGAGCCGACGCACGGTACGCCGGGTCGATGGAGTGCTGCAGGTCCACCAGGTCGTCGTAGATGACCGACGTGGTCTGACCGACCAGACCGGTCTTGCCCGCGGTGGCGTTGGTGAACAGCCCCTCGGGCTGGGTGGTGCCGACCCCGGTCGCGAGGTGCGCGGCCACGGCTCGGCCAATGCGCTCACCCAACTTCCGGGCAAGCCACGCCTCGACACCGAACGCGTCATCCTGGATCAGCTGCAGGCTGAGCCTGACCAGCTTCGACGTGTACGTGAACGCGCCGAGGGTCTTCTGACCCAGGGTCACGTCCTGCTCGGTGATCTGCGCGTTCTCCGCGAGGATCGCACCGACGTTCGCCGTGTCGTCGTTCGACGGCCAGTTCAGCGGGTTACCCGACGTTGTGCTGATGATGTTGGCCGCGCTGAGCAGACCACCGTAGGCCTTCATCGTCTCGGTGATCCGGGCGAGGGTGTCCGTCGGGATGAAGTACCCGCCGGCCGTACCCGGGGAGGTGGCACCCGCGCGAACCTCGGACTGGTTCGACATGAGGAGCTGACGCTGCTCGTTGTCCAGGCCGCTCATGCCGCGGCGGGTGAACGCGGCGAACGCGTCCCGGTACGCGGCGTCCTGCGTGGCCTGCCGGTCCTCGGCAGTCTCGGCGGCCTGGTCGCCCCCGGCGACGACGATCTGCTCCCGCTGCACGGTGTCCATGCGGGCGTGGCGCTCAAGGCGCTCGATGTCCTGCGACGCCGCGGTCAGGTCGGCCTCGGCGGCGTCCCACGAGGCACGCTCCTCGGCGGACAGGTCGCGGCCCTCGCGCTCGGCTGCGGCCTGGATCTCCTGCATCTGCGACCAGGTACGCGCCCGCGTGTCGAGGGCGCGCTGAAGAAGAGTACTCATGGCGTTGGTGTCCTTTCACGGCACGCCAAACAGCCCCAGCTTGGTGCCAGGGCTGCGGGGATGGATGGGTTAGCGCGACAGCCCGTAGCGGGCGGCCAGCGCTCTCATGCGCACATCGAGCGGGATGCCTGTCGGCTGAGTGGACACGGCCGGCTCAGCAGGCTTCTGCGCACCACGAGTGGACTCACCCGGCTCGCGGTCGATGTGTACGAGGTCGAGGAGCTCGGGCCGGTAGGCGGCGCGGGCCTCCAACGCGGCGAGGTCGCCACGGTGGTCGAGGGCTCGGGCCACGGCCTTTACCTCGGCCTCGGTATCGGGGTAGGCAGGGAACGTGACGGCGCTGACCTCGATGAGGCGCACCTCGCGGATGATGCGGACGTCGACCTCGACCGGGTCGGCGCCTGCCACCTCCATCGTCTCGCTGTTCCACTCGTCCTTGATGACGTAGAACCCGAAGCTCATCCCCGACACGTTCCCATTGCGGAGGTTCGCCTGCAGGTCCCGGACGTAGGACAGTTCCGGGTCGAGGGCAGAGTCCACGGCAAGGCCGCGCTCATCCTCGGACAGGGACAGGGTGCCGGCCGAGGAGCGGCTGACCACGTAGTACGAATCGTGGTCGATGAGCATTCGCGCATCGCCCTCGGTCAGAGTCTTCGAGAACGCCCCCGGGGCGATCTCCTCGTAGAAGCCCCAGCGCAGCGGGTTGCCGATCGCTGTGCGGCTGTTGAACACCGAGGCGTACCCGGAGAACCGGGCCGTCCCCTCGGTGTCAGTGGCACGGACCTGCACCCCGGCGTCCGCCAGTGGCAGGCGCCGCGTTTCAGCTCCGGTCATCGTCCTCGTGGGCATCCTCGCCTCCTCGATCGTCGGGCAGGGCCATGAGGCGCCGTGCCTCGGCCATCAAAGCGGCCGCACGTGCAGGGACTGCCCCGCCATCGTTGGCCAGTGGATTGGACCCGAGCGGGGCCATGTACGTGGGCTGCAGGTACGTGTCGCCCTCCGGTCCGGAGATCGGGGGGAGTTCCTCGAGGTACCGGATGTCGTTCGCGGACATGACGCCCGTGTCGCGCATCGCCCGGTAGAACGTGGCCCGCGACGAGGAGTCGCCGCGTAGCAGGCCCTGCAGCGCGTAGTGCGCATACTCGCCAGTCGGCAGGAGTTCCTTGGTGATGCGCTGCTCCGTCGGGGCGAGCCACGCCGGGCCGAGGTCGAATGTGACCCAGCCCTGTGCCTGCTGCTCCAGCCCCGTGCCCCATGACGTCGACTTCGCTGTCTCCATCAGGAGGAACAGCGGGACGCCGAACATACGGGCGATCTCGGTGATCTGAAACTCGCGGGACTCCAGGAACTGGGAGTCCTTCAACGGCATCGTCACCGGGTGGAAGCTGGCCCCCGAGTCGAGGACGGCCACCTCGTGCGCGTTCTCGATACCGCCGACCTTCGCCCGCCACCCAGCCTTAAGCGCCGCGGCCTGGTCCGCCGTCAGCCGCTGCTCGGTCTGCAGCACACCCGACATGAGGTTGCCCCGGCCGAACAACTTGGCCGCGCCCTCCTCGGCCGCCTGCGCCAGCCCGATGCCCTGTGCGTGCGCACGGATCGGAGAACACCCGGTGAGCCCGTCGTACCCCAGCCCCGGGAGGTGCAGCACGTCGCGGGTGGTAAGGATGTGGGACTGGTTCCAATCGTCCGTCACATAGAAGCGCTTGCCCGCCGGATTCTCCGGGGTGGGCCGCACCCGTTCCACCTGCACCCGGCTCGGGCTGATCGGCCACAGCTCCTTGACCTGCCCGTTCGGCGCGCGCACCTTCTGCAAGTAGGCATTGCCCCACAGCACCCGGTGCACGTAGGCGAGCCGCCACAACTCCAGCGGCGTGAGCTCGGGGTGCGGATCGGCCAGCAGCGCCGAGTCGGTTCGGTCCTTTGTGCCGGTCTTGTACGTGTGCAGTGGCAGCGCCGCGGACACCCCGGCGATGACCGCAACCGAGCGCCATACCGCGGGCATGTGCAGGGCGCTGCGCTCCGACACCTGCACCCCGGCGTTGGTGCGCGGGCCGCCCATCCACTCGGCCAGTGACTGGTCTGTCAGCGGGACGGCTGGATTCTCCAGCGATGCCCGTCCTTCGAAGAGCCCGAAGAGGCTCATGTCGTCCCCTTCCGTCGTGCCTGCTCACGCTCGACCGCCAGCAGGCCGAGCACGCCGGCCAAGACCACCCCGGCCGGAACCGACCACATGCCGACGCCCGCCACCACGGCGAGGACGAACACGACCTCAAGCGCGAATAGCAGCGCGTTCACCACAGGTTCGGCGCCCCTTCCGGTTCCGCGTCAGCACGCTCCGCATGCCCCCACACGGCGAGCGTGCAGCCCACCAACGGGCTGATGTCCACGGACACGCCCCGCCTCGCCCATGCCCACCCGTCGCCTACAGGGCGCTTGTCCGCCCCGGCCAGCGCGGTGGACATCGGGGCCTGGTCGAGGTGCACGACTGCCTGCTCCGTCACCGCGTCGAAGAACTGCCCGGACGCGCCAGCAACCTCGCGGGTCTTTGGCTCGATGAGCAGATCGGGCAGGCCGAGCCGCTCCAATTCCTTACGCACCGCGGGGATCAGCGACCCTGCCGGGCCGCCCGGGTCGATGACGACCGCGCACGGCGACCACTTCTCGACCAGCTCGATGAGGCGCTCGACCACCCACCCCGTGCCCGGACGGTGGTCAACAACCTCGATGTGCACGGCTTCACCGGATCGGCCAGCCGCGCAGATCGCGCTGTGCGACCGCTCGGGCGTTGTATCGACCGCGAACGCCACCGGGTCAGACATCTTCGACGTCCCGTCCGCCAGCGCCCGCCACGCGTCCTCGCCGATGACCTGCCACGTGTCGCCCTCCTCGGACGGGTACGCGCCAACACCGAGACGCTCACGGGCAAAGATCTCTGAACTCATGGTCAGCCGCTCCCGCTCCGTGTGCTCCAACGTCAACCGGTAGCCCAGCGCCGGGTTGGCCTTGGCCACAGACAGCGGCGACATCGGGTCGTCGTGGTCCGTACAGCCCGGTAGGCACTCGGCGACGTGCGGGTCGATTGACCACTCCATATACGCGAGGGACGGGTCCGGCTCACCACGCTCCATCGCTGTAAGGGCCCGGCGCCGCAAGCGGGCGAGCTGCTGCGACGGTGATCCGATCCCGGCCGATCCGAAGTACCAGACCTGCGGGTCCTTCACCGCGGCCATGGTCGGCATCAGTGCGCCCATGGCGTCGTCACCTAGGATCATGTCCTCGTCGAGGATGTTGCAGTTCCCGGTGAAGCCACGGCCCGAGCCGCCAGAGCGGGCCAGGAACCGCAGCCGCTGACCGGTCAGGAGCTCGACGGCCTCCTCACCCGTGGTCCGCCGTACAGCTTTCACGCGCTTACGGAGGCTGTCCGTGTTCGTCACAAGGGCGACGATGCGGCGAAACGCTTCAACGGAGGTCTTGAACTCGTGTGCACTGTGCAGGATCAGGCGCTCGCCGAGCAGGAACAGCCCGGCCAACTGCCGCGCCTCGATGATCCCGCCCTTCCCGTTCTGCCTCGGGACGTTCACCGCGACCTCGAACGCTGCCCACGCCCCGTCAGGGCGCTCGCCCAAACCGACGTGCAAGGCGAACTGCTGCCACTCGTCGAGCACTAGACCCGCGTGCGCGGCCAGCTCGACGGCCTCCTGCCCCGCTGACGAGGTATACGAGGGTGCGGTGAACAGCCTTGGGCGTTGTACGCCGAGCCCGTCAGGGGCGTGGTCAGGCGCTGTGTCGGCCCGGACGGCGGGAAGCGAGCTCATCAACGACGTCCCCCTCCACTTCGAGCGGCGCGAGGGTGCGGAGCGTCTTCATCACCGCGCTCAACTCGCGAGCCACAACCGCGCGCGACGTAGGCGCATCCGTCTCGTCGAACGTTCGAGCAAGCGTCTCCGCCAGCGCGGCCTGACCAGGGGCGACCGAAGCCACACCGAGCTGCTCGATCTCCGCCCGAATCTCATCAGCAACCACGGCTCCCCCTCACCCGATCAGAGCGAGCTGCTGGCAACCGCGCGCGCCCTTAACGCTGTTGCACCGGAAGTGCGCCAGTTGCACGTTGGCGCGGGTATCGTCCCCGCCGTCGGAGACGGGAACGATGTGGTCGATCGTCGGCGCCTTCGGGTGCGGGACCTTCGCGGCCATGAGCACCAGGTCGCCGCAGAGCCCGCAACGACCACGGTCGCGCGCGGCTATCTGTAGCAGCGTGTACGGCTCGGACACGCCACCGCGCTTCGCAGCACGCCGACGTCGGTTCTTCGCCTGCCAGTACAAGCGTTGGCGTTCCTTCGCCTCTGGGGACAGGACCTGGCCACCACTCAAGCGCGCCTTGGCGCCGTAGTGCTTGTCCTTGCACGCCCGCGAGCACCAACGCTGAGGGCGGGTTCGCGGCTTGTACTGAGCAACACACGTCTCGCAAGCCCTGGCAGCGATCACGGGGATCCGTCGCGCCTGCCATTTGCAGTCTGATGAGCACCAGCGCTGGTCACGTCGACGCGGTGCGAACTGCTCATCACAGCCAGCGCACACACGGGTACAGGTCTGCATGATTGTCTCCCGGAAATGCGGAAGGCCCGAGCCGGGAGACTCGGGCCTTCCTTCCCGCCGGGATCAGTGGCGGGTGATCAACAGGGGCGCGCCACGAAAGCGGCGGACGAAACGTCACATACGGTGACGCTAGGGAAGTAACTGAACGTAACTGGACCAATGGTCACGAAGAGTGACGGTCAACTTTGGGTCAGCCTTCAAGCTCGGGCCAAGATCGTCTTTGTGGGGGCCCGCGCAAAAAATAGGGCGAGAAGAGCTTGTGGGTCGCTCGCTTCCGCCCCCAACTTATGATCCGCTCTCCCCCGTCGACCATGATCACGCTCATGTGAGCGGCTGGCCAAGAGGGCTGCGGGTGATCACCAGGGGCGTGATGCCTGCCGGGTGACGGGGCGTGATCCGCCCTTACGTCGGTCCCGATACCAGCGGGTGACGACCGCTTCCATCTCGGGCTGTCGCATGTCCCGGACCCGCTGTCGAACGATGTGTTCGCCTGGATCAACGGTGATGACCTTCGCCCCAAGCCGCCTGTAGTGCGCGCGAGCCTTCGCCTGCGGCATCGTGTGGATGAGGTAGACGTCGGTGGTGTCGAGGTGACGCTCAGCCTCGTGGATGGCTGCCTGCCTGGCACGGTGCACCACCCGGAGTAGCGCGGGTGTGTGCGCATGGTGGTCTGCACCCGGGCCGGCCATGGCCAGCGCCATCAGGTCGAGGTCGAGGACGATGTCGATCGGCTTCGCGTGGGCCCGGATCCACGACGACTTGCCAGCACCGGGCGGCCCGGTGATTACGTAGAGCACGGGGTCACCATTTTCGAGACGCCCGCTTTTGTTTGATCGCGGTCCGGTTTCCTCGCGCCGAGTTGCACCGTCGGTGCGCACTGCGGGCGTTCGCCGGGTCAAGGAGGTCGCCACCCTTGGACAGCGGGACGAGGTGGTCGAGGGTGAACGCGTCCGGGTGTTTGCCTGCCTCGGGCCCCTTGATGTCGTACCGGATGTCGTGGCCGCACAGCCAGCACGGCAGGCCATGGGCGCGCTGCTCACGGCACAGCGTGCGGTAGGGGCGCCCGTTGCGCGGGTTGCCGGCCACGGGCGCCTCCTGCTGTCAGGGTGCCGCGGTGAGTTCGTCGGTGACGTCCTGGATCGCCTGGTCCATCTCGGCATCAGACAGGCCACCGCAGACCGCTTGCCCGGCGGCCGCGTCGATGTCGTCCGAGGAGTCGAGCAGCTCGGCTTTGATCCATGCGTGGCACTCGTCCGAGATCGGGACGGTGGTCGCGTCAGGTGCGGCGCTCTCCATCGCGTCGCCCACGGCCTTGCCGGCCTGCTCGGTGGTCACTTCACCTGCGATGCGTTGCAGCGTCTTGTCATCGACCCCGTTGCATGCGGCCGGGCGCTTGCCCTGCTCGGCCTTATCGCCGGCTGCGATCGCGTCGCGGAGTTGCTTCGCCATGGCGGTCTTGCACGCGGCGGTGTCGGCCTTGGTGTCGCTGCTGCCACACGCGGTGAGCGTGGCAAGGAGCAGGCCGGCCGCAACGGCAGCGGTGATGGTGCGGATGCTCATGGTCCCCCCAGGACGTACGTGTGATGAGGGGGACATCATCGGGCAGGTGCCGCGGTCGTGTCTGCCGGTCTGTCACATGCGGGTACGACAAAGGCCCCGACCGGGTGGGGTCAGGGCCTAGGTGCCGCTTCTGGGCACGCAGAACGTGGGGCCAGTGTGCGGCATGAGCCGGGGGTTTTGCAACTAGGTGCACAACGCGGCTACGGCCGCCAGTCCTCGCGGCGGTAGCCAGGGTGGCCGCTGTAGGCCAAGGCCATGATGCAGAGCAGGTCGGCGGCAAGGGTGGAACCCGCGCGCCACTCGTCGTTGATCTGCTCATCAGCACCTGCCGCGTCGGCGAGGTAGGTGTCGAGCAGTCGCCGCTTGGCTTCGACCTCGCGCAGGACGCGGGCCGGGTCATGGCGGGCGATGTGCCGGGCCACGCCTTCGTCCTGGGACGCCTGCGGATCGACACGGCTGATCACCCCGTCGTCCATAGAGTCTTCGATGTACCAGCGGGGTTCGTACTCCGACAGCCCGGCGGTCCAAGTGCCTGCGTCTTCATGCCATGTGGCAGCCTGCGCGGCCTGCTCATCCTCGTCGAGGCGGTCGCGGAGGAACTGCACCAGGTCGTCAGTCATGGGGCCATCATCCCTTGCTAGTTGTGGGCGTGGTCGAGGGAGGCAGCAGTAAGGGCCAGGAGAGGCGCCCATAGCCCCTTCTGGCCCCTGCTTGGTTCAGCCTCCCTGCCTCCCTGAATTCGTCGTTTTAGCTGTTCAGTGGCGGTTTCAGGGGGTGGGGAGGCCCTCGGGGAGAACTCCCTGCCTCCCTGCGGCCTCCCTCACTCGTCGCCGCTCTCCTCGTCGTCCTGGTCGCGTTCCACGAGGGCCCTGGCGATGCGGTCGCGGCTGACGTGCATGCGCCCGCCGTCGGTCTTGTACTCGCCGTGCCCGACGTCGTCGAGCAGCTTCTTGAGCGTGGGGAACGTCCACTCGCGGTACTGCCCGGGGTTGCGCTCGGCGAGCCGCTGCAGCACCTCCTGATTGAGCATGCGGGGCTGGTCCCCGATGACTGCGGCGATGTCGGCGAGCGGGTCGACATCCTCGGCCGACTCGGCCGCGTTACGCGTGGCCACGGCGGTACGGCGCTGCTTGGCCCGGTTGGCGATCTCCTTTGCGTCGTCCTCGTCGATGTAGTGCGTGCGCACCGTGACGGACGTCTGACCGGCAGCCAGCTTGATCCCGTCACCTGCGACAACGACCGTGCCCTTGTCGAGGCCCTGGCGCAGCTTGTGGGGTGCCGCGCCACCATCGATCGCGGAATCGCCGATCGCCATGCGGGCCTGCGACTCCGTGCCCAGGACCAGCGACGACCGGATGTGGTTGCCCTCGCGGGAACGCTTCGGCAGGTTCTCGTTCGTCGGGTCCTGCGTGCCCTCCCACGTGGTGATATTCACCGCGCGCCCCTGGTCGTGGATCGCCTTTATGGCACGGAAGTACCGGCTCGTCGTCTTCGATCCGCCATAGGGGATCTTGAAGTCGTCGACAGCCCCGGACCCGTAGGCGACCTGCGCCTCGTCGATGATGACGACGATCGGGTGCGCCGTCTTCCCATCAGGGGACATCAGGCGCCGGTTCATCTCCCGGACAGCCTCCTCGGCCATCTCGGTGACGGCCTTGACGTGCTCGTCGGTCGGCCCCTCGATCAGCACCGTGGCCAGGCCCTTGAACATTGCCCAGTCGCCGATGCCCTTGAGGTCGCCGATGCGGAACTCGACCTTCGGGTCGAACGCCAGCCACAGGGCCAGCGCCCGCAATGACGCGGTCTTCCCCTGGTTCGACAGGCCGGTGATGAGCAGCATCCGCTGGAAGAGGCTGATCAGGGCCGCGTCGCCGCGGAGATCCTGCCCCCACGGGGCGCGCCCGGTCTTGTAGTTCGCGGTCATCTCCATGTCGGTGACCAGCGGCGACGGTCCGATCGGCTCGTCGAGGGCGCCACTGTCCGCGATCCACAGGCGCACGGTCCGCGGCGACGGGGGAATGGTGATGAACACCTCGTGCTCGTGCCGGTTCAGGTTCTCCGCAAGCTTCCGCCGGCGGTTCTGGATCTCCTCGGTGCTGACCCCGGACGGGAGGTGCACGTCGACCTCGACACCGCACCCAGCGATGACGATGGGGCTGAGCATCTGCGCCCCGACGTCGCCCATCTCCTTGATGGCCGTCTTCAACGCGGAAACGCCCAGGTCACGCATCGCGGTGACCACAATCGACGGGGTGATCGGCGCCCCGTCGCCGCTGCGCACGCTCGCGGGCAGCGCCCACTCGGGCGCGGTGTGCATCTGCCGTCCGACGGCCCACAGCCCGGCGAGGATGGCCCACGGGAGGATCATCGAGGTGACGCCCCAGACCACCGTCCCGATGACGACGGCCCACCGGATGGCATCGACGAGGAACAGTGTCGGGGTGAGGACGTCGGCGATGTTCTCGTTGGCGACGGCCAGGGCGATCCCGGTGCCGAGCAGCAGGCCAGCGCCCACAGCAGTGCCAGCTACGGCGCTCTTGGCGAGCTGCTGCGGCGAGGTCAGCATCTCCATCCTGCGGCGGTGCCGGGCGGCCCGGAACTGCTGGCCGCGCTCCTCCCACTCTTTCGCCTCGTCGAGGTTCCCTGCGGCCTCGGCGGCACGGATCATCCGCTCGTATCGTGCGGCGCTGCGTGCGTCCCACGTGCGGCGGATGACGATCCGTGTCCCCCCGGCCAGGTAGCCGCCGTGGCGGACGGCGAGGTGCCCAACGGTCCGGGTGCGGTCGTGCGTGGCGACGCGCTTGACGAGCCGCCCGGTACGGACGTGGAGGCGCGGCCCAGGCTGCTTGACCAGCGGTTTTACCGGGTCGACCAGGGCGGCGGGAGCCTTATCGAGGGCGTCCGGGCTGATGGGGTGCAGCTTCTCAATGGCGTGCCCGTTGATCGGGCGAACGATGCTGTCAGTCATGCTGGTGTCTCCTGCTGCTCTGGTGAGTGGTCAGGGGCACACGGGGCGGCCGGCTGTCTTGGCGGATGACGGCCGCCCCGTGGTGTACCTAGTCGCGTTCGGCCTTGTTCACGGCCCGCTCGGACCGCTTGAGCTGCTGCTCGGCGTCGCGGACCTGCTGCCTGGCCGCGGACCGCTCGGCCCAGGGCACGGTGCGCAGGGTGGCCTTGGCGGTGGCGACGGCCTGCCGGTCCTTCTCCCGCACCGCGTGCAGGGCGTTCAGCTCCCGCTGTCCGCGCTCGGCGGCCACCGCGTCGATGGCGTCGATGCGGGCGTTCACCTTCGGGTCGACACAGTCGGCGAGGGCCTGGCGGAATCCCTGCCGGAACAACTTCGCGCGCTGCCGCTTCTCTGCCGGGGTGTAGCTGTACATGAGGTGTCCTTCCTGGTGGTGGGCAGGTCAGTGGCGCCGGTGGTCCAGCTCGGTGAGCTCTTGGTCGATCTGGTTGTGCAGTTCGTCGGCGAGGTTCCGCTGCTGCGGCGTGGACATTGCGTCGCCCTCGATCTGCCGGGCAAGCGTCGATGCGGCGCTGATCGCGCCCTCGATCTGCTGGGTGGTGCGGGTGTCACGGCACATTGCGTGCTCCTCTCGGGTTGGGGCGTTCAGTTGCTCTTACGGACGCCGTTTCAGGGCTTGCAGGTCGGATACGCGTCGCCGATTCCGCACTCGCGATACGTCGGCTTGGACACTTCGAAGCGGTGCTTCACCCCCGCGGTGTCGCGGACGGTGAGCCACAGCCGCCCCTTGCAGCGCCCGGTGCAGTCCCACCGCTTGTTCTCCTGGGCGGTGACTGTCCCGGCAGGACCGACCTGCTCGGGGTTGCAGGTGCCCGCCGTGAGGGCCAGGACTGCTGTGATGACAGCCAGGGCGATACGGGTCTTTCTCATCACTTCTCTCCCTTGCGGATGTCCTGCCACACGGAACGCAGGATCAGAACGCAGATGGTCAGCGCGACGGCGCTGATCGCGACGGCGATCGCGGACACGGCGACCGCCAGCAGTAGCGCGGACCCGCCCATGCCGATCGCGAGCCACTTCGCCGCGCCACCCCCGGACGCCCGGACGACAGGCGCCGGCGCCGCGGGCTGGTACTGGGTGAGCTGCTGCGCCTGCAGCACGGCCATCACGAGCGCCAGCTGCTCCGTGTTCGCTGCGGCATCGACCGCATCCTTCGCGGCCTTCTCCAGATCACTCATGCGTAGCCGCCTTCCATGGGTCGCGGGGCGCCGCTGTTCGGCGGGGGCTTCTTGCGGGACCGGACGACCCGGACGTAGTTCTCATCCGTGTTGATGCCGCTGATGCGCTGCACGTGGTCGACGATCGCGGCGGCCGTGACATCGGGCCCGAGGGCCTGCATCGCGGCTTCGATGGCCTGCGCCTTGTTCAGCGCCGGACGCGGGGTGACCAGCGGCGCATCACCGGGCGCAGCGTCCGTATCGCCACGCTCGACAGTGACCTGCGGGTGCCCACCGCCGAGGACGAGGGCGACGCGCACCGCGTCGACAACCACCCCGTAGGTGGCGAGCAACGAGGCGAGCTCGGCCGGTGACGCATCAGGTCGCGCATCGTGGGCGAGGCGGATCGCCTCGGCCGGGTCCATCTCGGCGAACTCGCGCCGCAGGGCCTTGGCCGCGGAGTGCTCCGGCTCGACAGCGGCGGGCGCTGCCGGCGGCGAGTCGATGGCGAACATGCCGGCGAGTGCCGCGTCCGCCCCGTTGGTCATCCGCTCGCGCTGGACGTGAACTAGGTTCACGCCGAGCTGCGCATCGTCCTCGCCAACGCGGGCGGCGAGGCGCCACGATGCCTTGAGCGACCGCTCGCGTGCTTTCTTGTCCGGGTGGTTCGCGGCGCGGGCCTGGTGGTAGGCGAGGCGCTGCATCGTCTGCGCGTTCCGGCGCTGGACCTCGGTGTCCACCCCGGTGCGGTGGACGACGATCCGGCGGGCCAGCAGCCCGAGCCCCTCGGCGGAGGCAGACATGGCCATCGGGGTGAGTGCGTACACAACCGCCTCGGTCATGCCATCGGCGACGACCACCCCGGTGAGTGCCGCAGCAATCGGGGCGAGCCACAGCCCCGCACGGACGGGTGCCGGCGCGGCCTGGCCGAGCATCGTCAGCCCGACCATGACCAGGGCGAGGACGAGGGTCACACCCTCGCCCGCGGCGACGACACCGAGCGCGGTAGCGGCCCGGCCGAACTCGGTCACGATGTTGGTGTACGTGCCCCAGCCGCCAGCAGCACCCGCCCCGATCATCGGGATGGTCGCGGCGACGAGGACGACGATCTGTCCCTTGGTGAGCTTCGCGTTCATCACTTGCCCCCTGCCCGGGCCTGCTTGCCCATTGCGGTGCGGACGTCCGCGGCCGCGGCGTAGTCCTCGGCGCAGCGCTGCGTGGTCGCGGGCTCGGCGAGGATCTGGTTTTCGCGCGGGGCGCGGGTGGTGTCCGTGGCGGTGGTGTTGGCCATCAGATGGCCCTCACCGTCAGGATGAGGCGGGCCGCCCGAAAGGCGAACGCGTCGATGATCTTCGGCATGTGCTCGAAGCGGGCCGAGACCGTGCCGTGCAGCTGGACGCTGTCGCCGACGGTGATCGGGCGGCCGATGCTGCGGGACGCCGCCATGAACTTGGACGACGGCACGATCACCGTGGCGGTGTCGCCGTTGCTGTCCGCGAGAAGCAGCAGGGCGCGGCTGCCTGCGACGGTCAGGCCGTCGATACGTGCCGTGGTGGAGACGGTCTGCCCGGCCGGTACGTCGGCGAGCGGCTTGAGGGCCGGACCGAGTCCGAGGCCAGCGTCGTAATCGACGAGCAGGCGGCCGGGGAGGGGTGCGGTGGTGGTGAGGATGTCGCTACGATCCATGACGGACCTGCTCCTTCGAGGGCGTTGTGGGTAGGTCTGGCCCCGGCCATGTGGCGTTCGCAGCGCCGGCCGGGGCTTTCTTGTTGCTAAATACGACCGTAGCGACTTCCTTGCCATGTGGCAAGAAGTCAAGGGATGATGGTGCGCATGGCCGACAAAGAAGGAGGGCCGGACATGGTGTCGTTCAGGGAGTTGGCCCGACGGTTGCTGAGCGAGGGTGTAGCTGAGCTGACGCATCAGCGGATCTCGCAGCTATCGCGGGAGGACCCGGCGTTCCCGCCGGTCGTGGAGATCGGCCGCTCAAAGGCCGTGGACTACCGGGTGGCCCGGCCATACTTCGCCGCCCGGAAAACGCGGCAGGGGCAGCGCACGGATCTGCACCCCCCAGCCGAGTAGCGCACACGACGAAAGCCCCCGACCACGACCCGGCCGGGGGCTTCGCTATGTGGTCACGCGACGAGCTGCCCCGAGTAGTACCGCCCGCAGGCCGAGCAGATCAGGTGAGGCAGCGCCCCGTCCCCACCGTGGATGCACACCACGCCGCCGCAGGCGCACGGGAAGTCAACGGGGCGACTCACCCGGGTGAGCTGCAGCGCCCGCTCGATCCGCCCGAGCGCGTCCCTTGCGACATCGGCGATGAGCAGCTGGTGTCGCTCGAGCAGCGGACGAAACGGCCCGGGGCTCGAGGTAACCCGCCCATACAGCCACAGCGCGGTGTACCGGGCCTCGGGCCGGCGCCCCGTCCACCGCCACCGCCGCGGGTCGTGCCGGTCGCGCATCTCCGCAAGCGGGTCGCCTGCCGGCGCAAGCTGCACCACCTCGGCCACCGCGTCCGCGCAGTCGAGCAGCAGCCCGTGGACCGTGGCCATCGTGTCGAGGATGTCGACACGGCACGGGGCAGGGGACTCCCCGGTGCCGGACCCGTCGCGGGCGCCGCGCTGCGGAGTCTCGTCGAGGTGCTGCTGCGCAATGTGCTGGGACATGCGCCCGGCAGGAGGCCACGTGTCGCCAACCCGGGTGGTGAGGGCGTCATCGAGCTCGGGCCAAGTAGTGATGATCAGGTGCAGGTGGCGCGCGGCGGCTGTCACGGTGGCGTGGCTCCTGTGCTGCAGTGGTCAGGCGGTGGTGGTCGAGGGCTGCTGCGGATGGTCAAGGGCCCCGCGAATCATGCGGATCGTCCAGCGGGCGCCGGTGCTGAACCGGTCAGCCCGGCTGTCGTCGTTGCGGACGACGCCAAGAGCAGCAACGCGGTCGAACTCGGCGCGCACGCGTTCCACTGCGGCTTCGGCCTGCTCGGCGCGCTGCTCGGCGTTCCGCAGGTTCTCGGCGGTGCGGCAGGCAGCCTGCTGCACACGGTCCCGCTCGGCCTCGGCCTGCTCGGCGCGTTGGGCCAGCTCCTCAATCGCGGGGACAAGTCGTGGCCAGGAGTTGCCGCCGTGGGCTTCGTTGATCCCGGCGGCTTCGAGGGCGTCGCGTGCTTCTTCGAGTAGCGCACGGTGGGTGGTGTTGGCGGCCTCGGCCCGCTCGGCGCGTTTGCGGTAGCGGCGCAGCGTGACGTGGCTGGCGTCGAGCGCTTCGACGGTGGTAGTCCGCTGCTCGGCGAGCGCATCGGCCATGGCGCTGACCCCCGCGGCGAGCTGGTCGTGTTCCGCGGGAAGGGCGACGCCGCGGCGTGCCCGGTCGACGAGGTGCAACAGCAGCTGCTCGCGGGTGGGGTGGTCGGTCATCGGGTCGGCTCCTCGTCGTCGTTCGGGCATTCGTGGTCGGACTGGACGAAACTGCCGTCTTCAATGGGCTCGAACACCCAGGTGGCACCGCAGTCGCCGCAGTGGGCTTGGCCGTAGAAGCTGACGTTGCTCATCGGGTCGGCTCCTCGGTGGCGGTGGCGGGCATCGCCCGGTCGGCGGCGCGCTTCATGATCTGGACACCGTCGGCGTGGTCGTAGACGGCGCGGACGATGTGGTCGTGCCAGGTCTGGAGCCCGTCACGGGTTCGCTTCAGGCTGGCGATTTCCGTGCGGGCGGCGGCGAGCTGCTCCTCAACCGTCTTGCAGGAGCACTCGTCCACGTCGGGGTCGATGACTCGGGTCATGCAGCCGGGGATGAGGAAGCGCCCGCCGTGGCCGTCGTCGTACCAGTGGCACGGCTGGGGACCTGTGTGCTGAGACTCGGGAGGTAGGCCCTGCTCGCGGCGGATCCGGTCGGCCTTCTCGTCGAGGGTTTCGGTGTCGTAGGCGTGGTCATGGGGCTGTCCACGGCGAGGGCTCATGCGGTCGGGTCTCCTTCGATGACGTCTCGGCCATGCCGGGCGGTGCCCACACGGGCGCTGTGCGGGCGGGCCCGGTACTCGGCGATGGCAGCCTCACGCCGGGTGTGCCAGCGCTCCAGCCGCCCACACAGGGCCGCGGCGAGGAACAGCAGCCCCGCGAGGGCGAACCCGGGGGAGTAGGCGAGGACGGTGGTCGTCATGTCGTGGTCCCGAGGACCTGTCGGGCCACCGCGAGGGCGGGCGCGAGCCAGTGGGACCCGGGGTCGGGCTCGTACTTGTCGGCCACGGCATCGACCGTGCGCGCCATGTTCTCCAGCCAGTCAGCGAGGGCGAGGCCGACGCCGGGGTGCATGGCGGCGATGTACTCGGCGTGCTCCCTGGTCTCCGCATCGGCCACGTACTGGACCGGCGGGATCTGCGGCTGGTCGAACTCCTTGTACTCGCCCTGCGCCACGATGCACGGGCAGGACTCCATGGTGTCGGTATCGCTGCACTCCTCGACATGCCAAGGGCGAGTGCCCCAGTCCTCGGTGGGTACGGCAGTGGCGAGGCTGCGCAGCTTCTCGGCAGCGGCAAGGAGTTCAGCAGCGGGCGTGGTGTCGGTCATCAGGGTTCTCCTTGCTCGGGGTTATGCCGCCCCCGGTAGCCCTCCCGGAGGCACAGCACCGTCAGCACGGTGAGCGCGACCAGGAGGGCGACATGCGGGGCGAGGTGGGTGAGGGTCATGCGGCGTCGCCGAAGAGCGACGGGGTGTGGTGCAACTCGGTCAGCCAGCTGGTGAGGCGCGGCAGGTTCTTGTCCGGGCCGAACGCGAGGTACGTCCCGTCCGCGGTGTCGCAGCCGAACCACTCGGCGGTACGGAGGCGCTGCCGGGAATTGACCCGCCCCATGTGGATGCCTTTGCCGCGGGCCTTGGCCTCGCGGGCGAGCTGCTCGGCAACCGGCCCGGTCTTCCACTCGGTGCTGCCAGCGATGAACAGGACATCGAACTCGTCCCACGGGAGGCCGAGGAGGTCGCACCCGTCCTGCGCGGCGAACGCGGCCGGGACACCCAGCTCGCGAATCCGGGGCAGCCACGGGAGGGACTCGTCGAGGGTGCGTGCCGCATCGAACGGCTCGTCGGGGGCAACAGCCCACAGGCAACGGTCGGCGCCGTACCGGGTGACGGTGCGCTCCAACCAGTCGAACCAGGCATCGGCCCCGGGCCAGCCCTTGCCGAACTTCCCGTTGTCGCACGCGTACTCGGCGCCTTGCGGGATCACGTTGCCCTGTGCCGGGGTGGTCATGCACCCGAGGAGCCCGGCGGACATTGCGGCGCGCACGTCAGGCCCCGAGGGGGTGCCGAGGTAGAGCACGACGCCACCTCCTGACGGTGACGACCGCGGCCACGGGCAGGAGCGTGGCCCAGGCGAGTTTCCCAACGAGCTGCCCACCGACGACTGCGGTGGTGATGGGGAACCCGGCCAGCCACAGGAACAGCAGGGTGTCGACGATGGCGCCGGCCACGTTCGAGGCGACCACGGCCCGGGCCCAACCACGGGACCGCAGCGGGGTGTAGACACCCATGTCGGCGAGCTCGGCGGCGAGGAACGCGGCCGCGGAAGCGATGGCGAGGGCGGGGCTCGTGGCCAGGGTGAGAACAGCCCCAGCGGCAATGCCTACGAGAACCCATGCCCGACCGAGGGTGTCCTGCACGGCGTCGCGCAGGAGGAGCGCCCCACCAGCAGCGAACGTGCCTGCTGTGGTCATCAGCCCGGGGGCGACGTGGACCATGCCGTATCGGGTGGTGAGGTAGTTCGCTGCGGCGATCGACGCGGCGTACGCGGTGAGGGCTGCGGGTCCGGTGAAGCGGGTCATGTCGGGTTGCTCCTGAGTGTGAGTGCTGGGGAAGCGGTGGTCATGCATTGGTCTGCTGCTTCGCGCCCCGGTCAACGAGGTGCCCCGGGGTGACGCACCCGGGCAGCCCGCACTCGGCGAACAGCCGGCCCACGGGGGGTGTCCCGTCGTGGGTGGTGTGCCATGCCAGCTGCCCCGGGGTGAACATGCGGCCGGCGATGGTGACCTGCCTGATACCGAGCCACGCGGTATGCCCGTGAGCCAGCGCCACGGTGCGCTCCTCGAACACGGTCCGCGGGGTGCGTTCCTGCGCGGCCTGCACCTCGGCGAGGATCCGGCTGTGCTCGGCCGGGGGTGCGGTGCGGATCCTCCGGGAAAGCTGGCCGCGCTCCGTCGGGGTGAGACCACCACGGATCCCAGCCCGCCGGGTCGAGTCGTCGCTGCCCTCCTCGACCATGGCCGCGGCCAGGCACTCGGTGCGGACGGGGCAGGCGGCGCAGATCTCGCGCGCCATGGCGAGGCCTTCCGCGTCCCGGTCACGTTCGATGAACAGCTCGGGCAGGTCGCGGCACTCGGCCAGGACGTACCACTCGCCAGGACGGGTAAGGGTGTCGGGTGCGTAGCTCATGATGCGGCGACCTCCTGCCAGCGGAATGCTTCGTGCTGCTCCGGGCTGAGTTCCTGAATGTGCAAGGCGATTCGCCCGCCCTTGACCACGGGGCCCATGCGCATGTCCGGGCCGACCACCCGGGTGTGGTCGTCGTCCTCCAACACCCCGGCGTCGACCAGTCCATCGACTGCAGCTTTGAAACTCGGGTACCAGTTCGCCGGGTCGGCACGCCTGCGCGACGGAGGGTGAAGCACTCCGAGGATGTACGCGTGGCGCAACAGCGGCTGCCCGGGGAGCGCCGCGGCGAGGGCGGACCGCATGCCCGGGTCTTCCGAGCACTGCGCCATTGCGGCGCCGCGGAGGGACGCGATGACCTCGGCACGGACGCGGTAGTGGATGCGCTGGTTCGCGTTCAGCAGCCGCAGCCCCGGGGGGAGCGTGATGGTGAACCTGCGGAGCAGCTGTGTCACAGCAGGCCTCCTGTCCGGGTGGTGGTTGTGGTCGGCGGACGCGGCGGGCATCGCGGCGATGCCGGGATTGAGGGGCATCGGGTGCCGCCGGTGGGCAGTGCCCGCAGTGACAGCAGTGACCGATCCAGGGCTTTCCCAGGTTGAACGCTCATGCGTGTGTGTGCGCCTGCGCATGGTGATGGATGTAGAGAATTACTGTCACTGCTGTCACTGTTCAGGGAACGTCGCAGGTCAAGGGCGGTTTTAGGCAGTGCCTGACCGGTGGTAGGTACGGTCACTGGGCGGTCACTGCTGTCACTGATTTCGGTGATCATTCGTCGTCCGCCTCGTCCTCGTCCAGGGTCAGCAGTGACACACCGAGGTAGAGGCGGCGCCCGTTGGAGCGCTTCTGCTCGATGCCGAAGCGAGCGCGGAGTTCCCGGCCGAACACCTGCGGCTTGAGCGGGAGCTCGCCCTCGGCACGGCACCAGTCGTCGTATGCGGACCGCAGCTTGGAGGTATTGATCGTCACGTGGACGCCGCCCCCGAGGTGGCAGCAGTCGCCCATGAACCGGGCGAGCGAGTCCTCTTCTTCCGCGTACGTCTCGGTGAACGCCATGACTGCCGCGGGCTCGCGCAGCCCCTTGGCGAACACGTCGACCGCCCCGGCGACCATCCACGCGAGGATCCCCGGGCCTTCCTGGTCGGCGAGGATCCGGGCGAGGCCTTCGATCTTTCGCTCGGGCGGGACGCTCCGGGTGAAGGGGATGAGGCGCAGGCGCCGCCAGAAGCTGTCGCCGCCGGCCTTGACTGCGGGCAGGTGGTTGCCCATGAGCCACAGGTGGTGCGTCGGCTCGAACGTGAAGTGGTCCTGCCGCATGAACCGCGCGGTGAGCGCGTCGCCGCCGGTGGTGAGCTTCATCTTCGCCTCGTCGAACCGGGCGTCCTGGTTGACCTCGGAGACGATGACGAGCCGCAGGCCCTGGAGCCGGGCGACTTCGGTTTCGTGCTGCTGCTGCCCGGCCATGAGGAACGTGTTCGGGGCGCTCGCGGCGTAGTCCCCGAGGATGATGCGGAGCACGTCCAGGAACACCGACTTGCCGTTGCCGCCCGGCCCGTTGAGGAACGGCAGGATGTGGAACCGGGTGTCGCCGGATGCGGAGTACCCGGCGAGGCGCTGTACGAAGTCGGCGATCTCGGTGCTCTCGCCGAACGTGTCGGCGAGGAACTGCTTCCACCGTGGCGTGGCGGCCGTGGCGTCCGGGGCGACGCTCGTCGACCGGGTGTGGAGTTCCGCCGGGTTGCACGGGGTGGTCTTCCCGGTGGTGAGGTCGACGATCCCGCCGGGGGTGTTCAGGTGTAGGGGCTTCGCGTCGAGGCGGTCCATCAGGGCGACGGCCCGCGGGTCGGTCTGCGCCATGCTGACCATGGCGGCGATCCCGGAGGCGGACAGGGAGCGGGCTCGGTGCTTGGCTTCGCTCTTCTCGTCGGGGATCGCGCGGGCGATGGCGCGGGCCATCTCGCGGACCCGGCCGGCGTCGTCCCATTCCCACCGGTGCCCGTCCCACCGGAGCCACTTGCCGCGCTGCGGGACGTACCGGATCTCCTGCTCGTGCAGGTCGACCAAGCGAAGTGCGTTCCCGTCGTCGGACCGGGTGTAGGTGCCCGGCCCGGGGTCGATGACCTCGGTCGGCTCGGGCTCGGGGGCGAGGTTCAGGGCGGCGGTGCCGTCGGTCATCGGCTGGGGCTGCGAGGGCACGGCGTTGAGGTGGCGCACGGGTTCGGCGGGGCGGTCGCCGAAGCCGCGGCGGCGCAGCTCACCCGCGGCGGCCTTGTGGTCGCCGCCGTGGTTCAGGAGGGCATAGGCGCCGAACTTGGTGTATGGCTTCTCGGCCTTGAACTCGGTGGACGTGGTGAACACGAACAGCCGGTTACGGTCCATGGCTCGGCCGGTGGTCGCCGAGGGTTCGCGTCCGTCCTTTCCGGGGCGCTGCCAGTACAGGGTCTGTCCGCTGGTGAAGAGGTGGCGCCACCCGTGGGGCTGGAGGATCTCCGGCCAGTCGACGCGCTGCTCGAAGTCATCGCCCGGGGTGAGCCCGCCGGCCTCGCCCTGGCCACCGTTGGAGAAGAGGAACGAGTTCGCCTGGTCCTGCGGCGGCGCCATCGGTGACGGGGCGGCGGGCGCCTCGTCTGCGGGGACGGTGTCGAGCATGCGGCACACGGTGTGCAGGTCGCGGTGCTCGTCTGCGGTGATCGTGGGCATGGTGGCCGGGCCGCCGGCGAGGAGCTGGTACGGCTTCCCGGACGGGTGGACGGTGCCGTGCGACGGTGCGGTGACGACGAACCCGCCTTCGCCGCGGGTCTCGATGAGGCCGCGGATGATGCGCTTGTGCGGGTGCTTGGCCAGCAGGTCCCGCTCGGCCTCGGTGAGTTCGTCCTCGCGGGCGAGCCGGTTAGCCAGCTTCGTGTTCCCGGGGGCGCCACCCTCTACGCGGTAGTGGAGGTGCAGCCCACCACTCGGGGAGCGTTCGAGCCACCCGGTGACGATGCGCTGCCACAGTTCGGCGAGCCCGGACCCGGTGAGGATCTCCACTAGTTCGTCGAGGACGCCCTCGTCTACGGCTCGGCCCTCAAGCTCCAGCATTTCCAGGCCGCCGGAGATGGCGCCGCAGATGACACCGACGCCGGGCGGGTTGTGGGCGAAGAGGGCACGGACCTGCTCCTCGGTGGCGCGCTCGGTCTGTGCCCGCTTCCAGTCGCCAAGCGGCCTCTTGCTCCCGTCCGCCCGCACGGCGACGACGGAGCAGCCAGACGCATGCAGCGCGAGGGCTGCTGCCTGGGTGTCCGGTGTGGCGTTCAATGTCGCTCCTAGATGTGGTGAAGCGGTGGAAGTGCCCCGGGCCGGTGTCGAACCGGCGCCCTCGCGGCGTGAATGCCGGGGCTGTGGGGTGGGTCAGTTACGCGGGGGCAAGCCGTTGACGGTGATGTCGCCGTACGCGTCGACCTCGCCCGTCCAGTAGTCCGTTGAGGCCTGCCAGTGCAGGGTCACGGGGACGGGCTGCATGCTGAACGCGTCCTCAGCCCAATCCCCGGGCGGCTTGCCGCAAGCCGCGTGGACGAATCCCACGGCCCCGACGTCGACTTCCATCAGGTACTGGTCGTCGGCGTCCTTGCACTGGCACGTCATGTCGTTGAGGTCGGGACCATCGGCGACTTCTGTGGTGACGGGTTCGAAGCTGATCAACATCTCGCCCTTTCCTTTCTTGGTGTCCCGCCCGCCGCGGCGTGGGTGGGATGTCAGCGGCGGCGGGCGGCGCTTGCGGGGGAGGTGGGTCTAGAAGGGAACGTCGTTGCTGCCCGCGGCTGCCTGCTGCTGGGCGAGGAGCGCCTGCTGTGCCGGGGCGGGGGTTGCGGCAGCCGGGGCCGAGGTTGCCCACGGGTCGGCCATCGCCCCCGAGTTGAGGAGGTTCGTCGCGGCCGGGGTGTAGCGGGCCTTGTACTGCTTGGGCGCATTGAGGCCACGCTTGGCCTCCCCGTCGTGGGTGTAGGCGACGTCGAGGGTGCCGCCCACCTGAAGCCCCGGGGCGCCGGCGGCGCGGACCGCGTCGGACACCGCGTTCTTCATCTGGCCCTTGACGAACAGGCGGCGTCGGCCGTCGTCGTCCTCGATGGAGGGGTCGCGCAGCCCGGTCTGGATGGTGACGACGAGCTGCATCATCGGGTTGCCGTCGTCCCAGAACTTCGGCTTCCCATCCGCAGGGTCGCGCTGCTGCTGGACCGTGGGCGTCTCGGTGATGGTGCCGCCGATCTTGGTTCCCGGGGTGGGGAAGGAGGCGCTGGGTGCACCGCCGCCGCCCATGAGGAAGGCGTCGGCGTTCGGGGTCTGCGGAGGTGTGGACATGTGGTTCTCCTGGTTCATGCGATGAGGGATTGCAGTGCGGCGCCCGGGTTGGCGTGTTGCACCCCGGGGCAGCCGGTGGACAGGTCGGTGGATCCCGGCTTCAACCACGGGCAGAAGCGGCAGTTCGGCTTGCTCGGGATGGCGAATTCGGACCACCGCTCGGGGTGGGATTCCGGGTCGCGGTTGAGGAGCTGGTCGCGGATCGCGTCGAGTCGGGCGAGCGCGTCGAGGGCGATCTGCCGCTGGTAGGCCTCGGTCCACACGTGGACTCGCAGCTCGTGGTGCCGGCCGACGAAGCAGATCGCGACGCGCTTCGGGGTCTCGCCTGCGTTCTCCTGGCCGAGCCCGTACAGGTGGGCTTGGATCCGGTACTGGTCGGACGGGCCGCCACGGCGGTACTTGTCGAGGGAGCTGACGCCCACGAGCTTCCAGTCCCACACGGTTCCGGACGCCCGGTCGTACAGGTCGGAACTACCCGTGAGGCTGGCCGCGTCAGTGACGCCCTGGCGCACGGTGACGCGTTCCTCGATCTTGTACCGGCCGGGCGAGGCTTTCTCGCGCTCGGTGAACGCCTCTTCCATCCACGCGTGGAACGCGGTCCCGAGGACGGAAGCGATCGGGTCGCCGTTCTCTGCCACCTCGGGCCAGTCGGACAGTTTGTACGCGAGGCGCCGGTCGCAGTCCGCGCCGACCTCGGACGGGCCGATGCGGCGCTGCAGCGACCGCGGGGCGTGCAGTGCGGTGTTGGTGATGAACTCGCCGATGCGTGCGGCCATGACTTGGCCGGTGTCGTCGCTTCCCGTGGCGATCATGCGATGGGTCCTCCGATGTAGCGGGCGTACAGGGCGGTGCCGTTGTCGACGGGTGCGGTGCGGGTCTCGAACGCCCCGGCCGGGAGGTAGTGGGGGATGCGGTCGCCGGTGCGGATCTGGTTGGCCGTGAACTTGGCGGACGAGGGCCCGTTGTAGACGGCGACCTCGATCCACATGAGGGGGTGGCGTCGCATGTCGTCGGCGCGCAGGGCGTGGATCGCCCTCGGGTAGCGACGCATCAGGCGTTCACCCCGGTGGCGCTCAGGACCGCGGCGACGATGAGGACCCAGAGGCCGGCGGATACGACGAGGGCGAGGGAGTAGGACGTTCTGCGGTTGCTCACAGCTGGCCTCCGAAGGCGGCGTAGTTGAGGCGGTAGCAGCGCCGCCCGGGGTCGGTGTCGTCGCAGATGAGGAGGCCCTGCCGGGCGAGTTGCGCCAGGTCGAGCTTGTGAGTGCGACGGTTCGGCACGGTGTGCCCGTGGGTGCGGTACAGCCGCTGCACGCGGCGGGTGGTCCATTCGCCGGACTGGTCACGGACTGCCATGCGGAGCAGGGCGAGACGGTCGGAGGCGCTCACGCGGCACCGCCCGTTGCCGCCTTGTTGGCCCTGCGGCGCATCTCGTCGGCAACGTCGCAGTGGCAGTCCATCCACACGCCGTCCTGGTCCTGCGGGCCGTGGTCCGGGCAGTGCTTGACGATCGCGTCGCCTTCCTGGCGCAGCACCTCGGCGCGGTAGGCGTCGAGGAGTTCGTCCGCCAGCACGTCCGAGGTGAAGTGGGCGGCGATGTCCTCGCGGGCGCTCACTTGGCACCTCGCTTGCAGCGGCACGGGGTCGTGTGCCGGCCGCCGTTGGCCGCGCGGTTCTCCCGGGAGTACTTCGCCTTCGCGGCGAGGCAGAACTCGCACGCACCCTCGGGGCGCTTGCGGCAGACCATGTACCGGGAGTAGGTGCCGCAGCCCTTGCGCTGACGCTTCGGCGTGGACGGCTTCAACCCGAGGGAGATCATCACCTCGTCGTCGCGGGTCATCGGCCACCGCCCTTGCGGGCCATACCACGGAGGAGGTCAGCGGCCCAGTGCTTGCCGGGGCGGGTGGCCCAGAGCGCGCGGTCGTTCTCGGCGACGATCGCGTCGGCCGCCTCGCGCAGTACCTCGGCGCGGGACGGGCGGGCGGCCAGCTTGGCGAGGGCGCTGCCGTCTTCGCGGTGCCAGCGGATCAGCTTGGCGTTCTCGCCCTCCAGCTCGGCGACCCATTCCCGCAGGCGGTCCACCTCGGTGAGCAGCTCGGTGACGATGTCCGTCAGTTCACTTGCGGTGCGCTCCTCGTCGTCGAGGCGGGCCACGATCTCGGCCTCACGCTTCGGCGACAGGGTGGCCTCGGTGGCGCGCAGTGCAGCAAGCAGGGGGAACTGTGCGGCGATGCTGCCTGCCACCGCGGCCTCGGCGGGGTCCTCGTCCGCGAGGTGCTCCCACACGTGGTCCAACGGGTCCAGCAGGTGGCGCTGCTCGGCGAGTTCGCCCTGTGACGGGGCGGTGGAGATAAGCTTGGTCTTCACGGTGTCCTCGATTTCTGATCGGGTTGGGGACTGCCGAGGGGTCGTCCGGATAGCCGTCCGGGTCGGCCCCGTTTTGCGTTGTCAGGCCGCGGCGTAGGCGCGCAGTCGACGTGTCGGCCGCGCGGGGATGCGGTGCATCTCGGCGATCTCGGCGCGGTCCTGCGGGCTGAACATCAGCCGGCGGCCCATGCGGTGCGCGGGGAACCCGTTGTGGTTCACGCCGTCGCGCAGTCGGCGGGCGCCGATGCCCAGGCGGCGGGCGGTCTCGGTAACGGTGGTGAAGTCCTCTACGGCGGGGGCCGTGGCAGCAGACATGGGGTCACCTCATTCGGGGTTGGTCTCGCCGAGGGGGGCGAGGAGCTGCGTGTCTTCGTGGGGCACGCCCAGTGCGGTGCGGAGCGCCACATAGGTGGGTGGCCGCATCTGGCGTCGAACGCCGATTTCCAGCCGCGTGAGGTAGCTACGGCTGATGCCTGCGGTACGGGCGAGGTCTGCGATCCGGATGCCGCGTGACTTGCGGAGTTCCCGGATGGCCGACCCGTCCACTTCGTAGGTGGGTGGGAGTGCCTTCATGGAGAGAAGCTAACAGCTTCTACTAGCAGTATCTAGCAGTACCAGGCAGTAACTCGTAGAAACTGCTAGATCTTGGCATCTGCAGATCGCGAGGAGATCAAGGAAATGCGGTGAACGAGTGAAGGCCGGATTGCGTTCCTGGCGGTTCCTAGTAGTTCCTGAGAACATCTGGACATGGCCAACACCGACGCCGCCAGCCTTGCGCGCCTCAAGCGCGCCGTGATCCAACGCCGAGTGCAGCTCGGCTGGCACAAAGCTGACGCCGCTACCGCTGCCGATCTCACGATCACCACGTACATGCGAGTCGAGAAAGGTCTGTCTGTCCGGGACGTCACCTACGCCAAGATCGAGCGGGCCTTCGGGTGGGCCCCGGGCGCCTGCGTGGCCATCCTCGAAGGCGCTACCGAAGCCCAACTGGCCGGCGACATCGTCGATGGCGTTCGGTACGCGCCGGTCATGGATGACGACGGCGCCAGCAGGGCTGTGCAGGACGCGGTGATGGCGACGGCGCCGGAGATGACCGCGGGGAAGATGGCCGAGCTGAGCAAGGCCGTGGTCGCCGAGCTACGCAAGCGCGGCATCGTCAGCGACGAGAAATCCAGCCGCTAGCCGCGTAAGAATCTCTGCGTAGCGGAACTGTTACAGAACGTTCGATGGCATATTCACTCAGCCCCTGTTCGGCTGTGCGTTCGATATGCGAGTCTCGATACTCGATCTTCCGAACACGCCGAAGGGAGTGCCATGCGGCACGAGTTCATCCCCCTCGATCAGGGCCCGGGCTTCATCGGTTTGGTTGGTCAGGTGGGCGAGACGACCGTGTGCGTCATGACGCCGCGAGTCCTCAATGACGAGTCAGCCAGACGCGCCGCGAGGACACTGGTCAAGCGCCAGGGAGGCGACTGTGCCTCCTGCGACTGCCTGAGCTGCCCGCTCCGGTAGTCGGTACGGCGCGGGACCGGGGTGGACGGCAGTCAGGGGTGCCTGCCGCCATCCGTCACGCCGAGAGGATGAACGAGTGGCGTACGCAGAGAAGCGCGGGAAGAGCTGGCGGGTCCGGTATCAACTCCCGGACGGGAAATACGACTCGGAGAGCGGGTTCGAGACCAAGCAAGACGCCCTCGACTGGGGCCGCGCGCAAGAGACCGACGTACAGCGGAAGGTCTTCGTCAACCCGTCGGACGGGCGCAAGCTGTTCGGGGAATGGGCCGCCGAGTGGCGGCAGGTCATGGACGTCGCCGAGATGTCACAGCAGACGTACGGCAGCCGCCTGAACGCCGTGATCCTCCCCAAGTGGAAGACCGTCCCGCTCGGTGACATCACCTCGATGAGTTACAGGGCTTGGCAGGCGCAGCTCAAGGCACAGTACAAAAAGAACTATGTCGATGCCATCGAGGGCCTGATGCGCATGCTCCTCGATGACGCGGTCGACGAGCGATTGATTCCGTTCAACCCGATGCCCGCCGGCTCGAAGCGCAAGCGGGGCCGACATGTCGCCATCGAGACGGGTGACCAGTACGTGTGGCCAACGCCGCGGCAGGCTCGCCTTCTTGCCGAGAACGCGCGGACCCTGCGCGGCGATCAGTGGTACACCATGATTCTCACCGTTGCCTACACCGGGCTGCGCATGGGTGAAGTGGCGGGGCTGCGCCGGGACCAACTGCAGCTTCTTGCCCTGGAGTACGGGAAGTCGTTGCGGGTCCAGTGGCAGGGGCAGTGGCTTACCAAGCCGGCCACGCACACCGTGGCCAAGGGCGACACCCTGCAGTCGATCGCGGCGCTTCGGCACGCGGACGCCGAGCGGGCCGCGGGCATTGCCCAGGCGAACGGGCTCACCGTGGGAGACAAGCTGCGGGCCGGCCAGAAGCTGCGGTTGGCAAAGGGGTTCACGCTGCTGCCGCCGAAGTACTCCAGCTATCGGACGCTCATCCTGCCGCCGTTCCTCGGCGATCTGCTGGCCGAGCTCCTCGCGGCGAACAGTCACGAGCACCTTGTGTTCCCGTCGCAGCGAGGCAAGCCACTCCGGGTGGACGATCAGTTCTACGGGCGGTTCTGGCATCCGGCCGTCCTCGGGCAGGACGAGGAGCCCTCTCGGAAGGGCCGCCGCGCGCAGGCCGCGCTCCCTGCGGTGGACGGCATTGCGGAGATGGTGCCGCATGGGCTGCGGCACGGGCACAAGGTGTGGCTGGACGAGCAGGGGCACCCGCGGGTCGCGGTCGAGGAGCGGATGGGCCACAAGTTGCAGGGCGTCGAGGGTACGTACAGCCACACGTCGCCGGAGATGGAGCTCGGCATCGCCCGGGGCCTGCAGGAGGCGTGGGAGAAGTCTGTGGGCGACGGAGTGGACGAAACGGCGGAGTGGCGGGAGAGGCGTTCTTCCTGACCTCGTCTCCCAATCGTCTCCCAAATGATCTATGAACGACAGAAAGGCCCGGCCGCTCGAAGCGGTCGGGCCTCTCTCATTCGTGCTCTGACCTGCAGTCCAGCCCGAGGCTGAACGGCGCGGCGATCAAGCCTTCTTGGTCTCCCAGAAGATCTTGTCGATCGGCCGGGATGCCATCCGGGCGATGCGCCGACCTGGCTATATGCCGCTGACCTGCGGTTTCCTGTTGTATGCATCTAGCAATACCTCGCAGCATCTAGCAGATGAGCGCAACGGCTCCCCTTGATCATCTCCCAAACCGTCTCCCATATCTCCCAGAGCACCTCGGTGCATGGAAGGACCGCCCGCCCGCCGGGGGTGCTCGGCGAGCGAACGGCCGTCATAGGGCATGATCGCAAAATGCGACACATGAGTCGCTGACACGAGATCATGCAGGTCACAGGTTTGTCGAGTGCCCCGAGATGAACCCGACCTGACTTCACAACAACTCCGCGAGTTCGGGGATCGTGTACGGGGCCTGCGCATACAGGCGAACCTCACGCAGGAGGCTTTCGCGGAGATGGCCAATATCAACCGGCGGACACTCCAACGCATCGAGCGGGGCACCAGCGACCCGACGTACAGCGCGCTCGTCCGGATTGCCGACGCGCTCGACATGCCACTCGCCGAACTCGTCCGGGCATAGACCCGCCCGCACCCCGACCGCCGCCGGCCTCGGGTACGGGCGGGAGATTAGCTGCGCCACGTGGTCCCGGGGTGGTTCCACGAGGGGCGGGTGTACGGGTCGTAGTGCTCGTCGCCCTTGTGGTGAGGGTCCTTTCGGCAGCGCGCCCCGGTCTTCGGGTCCAGGTCCCAGCAGACATGCGTGATGATGCGGCTCGACTCGGTCTTCATCGGTTGGCTTTCCGCACGATGTGTCGCAGGCGGTCGCCTGTGGAGCACGGCACGTCAATCGTGTGGCAGGCCCTGCAGTCCTCAAGATGGTCGAGCAGCCTGCGGTAGGCGCGCTCGCCCAGGGTGGGCTCTGTCGTGGTGGGGGTGCCCCCGGTAGGCTCTGGCATGGCGTCGCTCCTCCAAGCGGTCGTCCATACCCCCGGGCCGGTCACACGGCAGCGGGGGTTTTCTGTGCCGACCACCGTAGCCATTCCTGTACATGGGTGTACACCCTTGTTGATGCATAGCCATGCCCATGTATGTCTATGCCCACATGTGTCCCGTTACGTACAGTCCGGCCGTGGACTACGACCCGACCCGCCCGAAGTGGGAGCAGATCGCCGACCAGCTACGCGCCCGCATCGCCGACGGCACGCTGCCACCGCGTGCCCTCGTGTCTGAAGTGCAGCTCGAAGCCGAGTTCGGCGTGGCCCGCGGGACCGTGCGGAAAGCCACCGCGGCGCTACGCGACGAGGGCCTGCTCATCACCACACCCGGGCTCGGATCTTTCGTCGCCTGATCCTGGACGCACGAAAGCGCCCCCCATCCGGCCCGTAGGCCAGACAGGGGGCGTGGTTGCTTTACGTGCGCCGCCGCTCCGCAGGCAGCCCGAGGATTGTGGGCCCCTTCGCCGGGTCGGGACTGGACGGGGCACCATCGCGCCGGCACATCAGCCCATCCGGATCCCCCGGGGGAGGCTGCAGGCTGTACCCGTCCGGGCAGGTCTGACCATCACGGCCGTCTGCACCGTTGGCGCCGTCGCGACCGTCGACACCATCCTTGCCATCTGCACCCGCGGGGCCAGGGTCACCCTTCGGCCCGGGCGGGCCAGGCACCTGCGAGTCCGCACCGGCTTGGCCAGGTGCACCCGACGGCCCCGGGGACGGGGTGGCCGCGGGTCCAGTGTTTCCCGTGTCGCCCTTATCGCCCTTGGGGCCAGGCGGCCCGGGGATGGGCACGGGCACCTCGGCCCGGTCGGGCAGGTTCTCGACAGCTCGCGACGGGTCGGGTGCTGCCGGGGTGCCGCCCTTGGCTTGGATCTGTGACCGCAGCGTTCGTACGTCCGTGGCCAGCGTGGCGACTGCACCGCCGCGCAGGTCCGCCTCGGCCGCCAGCTGGTCCGCGCGGTTCTCCGCCTGGTCGATCTGCAGGAACGCGAGGGCCAAGCCACCCCCGAGGAACAGCAGCGCCGCCGCGACCCACAGCATGTTGCGGCGCCGGTAGAGGATCCGCTGAGCTCGGGTCATGGTGTCCCCCCGAGCTGTGTGACCAGCAGCCGCAACCGGGCCACCTCCATCTCCAGTGCCGCGGCCCGCTGCTCAGCCGCGGCCTGGTCCTTCTCCGCCTTGTCCCGCTCAGCTGCGAGCCTGGACGTCAGGCTGTCGTATCCGGTGATGACTCCGCCCTCCCGGGTTGCCCTCGAAGCGCCCCGGGATCCGTGCATAGCCGCTGCCGCAGCTATCGGGCTGGCCAGCAATGCGGCCAGTGCCGTGATCATGGCAGCGTCCATCCGTACTCCCGGGGCGCTCGGTGGGCAGCTCAGACGCCCTTGGCGAACGAGGCCGAGTTCGTGACATCACGCCACCGGGCGACGAGTCCCTTGACCAGGGACGCAGCCGCAGCAACGCCACCGACCGCAGCGGCCTGCCACATGTGCAGGTCGAGCGGCTGAGTGAGGACCACGCCACCGAGGAACGCCTGCAGGAACGTGGCCACGACACGCTCGGCCAGGTCGCGGGCGTAGGTCTTCGCGCCCTTGATCACGGTCTGGGTGTTGGGCAGGGGGAACGGAGTGCTCACGGGGTCCTCTTCTCCAGCGCGGTGACGCGCTTGTCGAGGGCAGCGATCTGCTGCGCCACGGTCGGGGGTGCGGGTGTGGTGGGGGGCTTCGGTGCGCTCGGGGGCTTCGGCACGGTGGGCGGCTTCGGTGCGCTCGGCGACCAGTTGGCCGGGTGCTTCAGGCGCTCGGCGACGTCCTTGCGGATCGCGGGCATGCCGCCGGAGATGCCGCGCGGGTCGATCTTCCCGGGCTGCCATTCGAGGTGGCCGATCACCGAGGTGTCGCCGTCGCCGCCCCACTTGTGAGCGCGGACCAGGGCGGCCGACGCACGGACGATCGCGTCCCGCTGGATGGCCGGCCACGGGTCCTTCCCGTCGCCGAGGTTCTCGCACTCGAACCCGTAGAACCTCGCGTTGCCATCGGTGTTCGCCTCGTTGTCCGCGGGCAGCGCCTTCTCCGCGGTGACCGCGGCGAGCACGTCGTCGTCACCGAGGCCTGCATGGTTCGCCCGGCCGTACCCGACGAGGTGCACCACCCCGTCCTTCGCGATGACCCCGTGGCACAGCGGCCCGGGGAGATCCGAGTGCCCATCGCGGCAGAGAGCGACCGTGTTCGCGGTGCCCTTCGTCACGGTGTGGTGAATCATCACCCCGTGGACCGGGCCCCAAGCACCATGGCCGGCCCGGTTGTGGGTGCGCCAGTTGCCGACCTCGACAACGCGCACTCCTTCCGCGCGCAGCGCCGCGAGGAACTGCGCAGCCGTCAGCGGTGTTGCCATGTACGTCTCCAGACATGAGAAAAGCCCCGGGCGCATCGGCTCGGGGCGGCGGTGTGCGGGGTGGATTAGGTGGACGTCTGGTACGTCAGGGAGAACCGGAACGTGTTCGTAGCAGCCAGCGGGTCGGGGACCGTCCCTGTCCAGTTCGTGCCGCGCGTATCGGTCGCGTTGGTGTCGAACGTGACGGTTACGAGGTTCGAGCCGCTGGCGACGACGACGTGGCCGAGCCAGATCCGGGAGGTACCGAGTCGGGCCACCCCGAGGTAGGACACCGTGGCGGCCGCCGCGGAGAACGGCAGGGTGAACAGGTAGTTCCCGGACCCGTAGGTGGTGGTTGATCCCATGGTGAGGATCACCGTTGCCGTGCAGGTCCGGCCCCATTTGATGTACTGGCCAGCCAGCACCCCGTTGCCCAGCACCGGGTTGGTGGTGGACGCGGTCCAGCTCGGGGTGTACGGGGTCCACGCGTCGAACATGCTGTTCAGCTGGTCGCGGATCTCCGCGTTGAGCATGGCCGCGGTGACGGTCTCACCGACCGCCCACGTCCTCGGGGTGAACGTCATTGCGACGGGGCTCCTTCAACAGGCGGGCCCGGGTCACCGGGCGGCTGGACAGGGTTGGCCGGGTCGTCGGGGTGCCACCAGTTCCGCAGGTACGTTTGCGGGATCAGGAGCAGATCGGCCTCGACCGCGGCCACGTCGTCGGGGACGATCATCGGCACCCAGTCGCGTTGACACTCGGTGCACCCGAAGCGCTGGTCGATCACGGACACGACCGCGCCGTTGCCGCAGTTGGCACAGTCGCCCAACCACCGGTTCTGATTAATCCGCGCGTACACCGGGGCGGCGTCGGGGACGAACTCGGTGGGGATCGGGATGCGGCGGCCCATGCGGTAGTTGAGCCAGTGGTAGACCAGCTCGGCCCCGGGGATCTGTGACCAGTCCTCGGCGGGTTGGCCGCGCCTCGGTGACGGCGGGAGGTAGTACGTTTCCGCGCGGACAACAGCAGTGGTCATGGGGCTCCTCAGTAGGCGAGGCGGGTAGTGACGTCCAGAACCCCGTACACCGGGTCCTCGACGACCCACACGGAGTCGGTGGCGCTGACACTGGTACGGAATTGGATCTGGTGCGCGTTGTGCTTGATCGTCTCGGTGTAGCCCTCGACCGTGACCCGCATCTCCGATGTCGGGGCCTGCGCGGGCAGGTTGTACACGGAAAAGTACGAGGAGATCTCCGCGTCGAGGATGTCGAGGTAGTTGGGCATGGTGAATGCCTCGATCGGTACCTCGCGCAGCTCGGGCTCCGGGTTGGCGTACCGGGAGACGAGCCAGTACAGGGCGTCCAGGACGGAGTTGTCCGAGGTTTTCAGCAGGTTGAGGACCCCGCCGCTCGGGCCATACGGGCCGAACGCGGAGACGCTGCTGGGGGCGTTGACGCGCTGCGTCGCCCCGCCGGGTCGGCTTCCCTCGGCCTGGTTGACGAGCTTCTGATCGTCGTCTGCCAGCTGCACCCCGAGGGTGTCGAGGTCGGCGTAGTCGATGGCGAACACCTCGCTCCCGGCGTCGGGGTTGTACCTGACGTCACGGGATTGGTAGGCGAGGCCGTAGTAGTCCCGCTCTGCAAAGAGCTTGGCGGACTCGGTTGCCTCGACCTCCCGCAGCCGGGCCACCACCCCAGACCCTGCCGGGCCCTGGCTGGCCACCTGGTCATGGGTGCTGCCCCAGATGGTGACGGAGCCCAGCCCGGCGTACCGGGCCAGACGCTGCACCCGCACGTCTGCCGTCTCGCCCGAGCACCCGGTGGCGCCCGCGGCGTAGTTCCCGGCATAGGTCAGGCCGCAGGGCCCGGTGGCTTCGTGGATGGCGAGGTGGGCGATCTGGCCGTCCCACAGCCGCCCGCCCCGGTAGCCACCCACGTGCAGGGTGCGAAGCCCGGACATGGGCGACACGGGCAGGGTGCTGCCCACCGCGGCCCCGTCGATGTAGACGCGCTTGGCTGACCCGTCGTACACCAGGTGGTGCCACGCCCCGTCAGACAGGACGGTGCTGGACGTGGTGACCGTGGCCACCGGGATGCCCGTTTCTGTGTGCTCGATGGCGAGCACACCGGAGCCGTCCAACAGGAACGTCAGCTGGTGCTCGAAATTCCACTCGGCCAGCCCGCAGATCGCCCGACCGTTGACGGTGGTCTTGAACCAGAGTTCAACGTGGGGCAGGTAGGTCGTGGCGTCGGCTGCGGCCTGCGCTCCGAGGTCGGCGACCAGGTACTTCCCGGCGGACGCGGACGCCGGGGCGAACGTTGGTGCTCCCTCTCCAGTCTCCGGGGGGCCTTCGCCTCCGAATTCGAGGGTGCCGCCTGAGCTGACCTGGGTGACGGCGAGTGCACCCGCGCCGCCGCCGGCCATGTCTCCGGCCGCAGTTGAGCCCGAGGGCTCGGTGAGCGGGTAGTACGCGGACAGGAAGCTGAAGAACGGGGTCAGGGCGTCGCAGGTGAGGATCTCCTCGGCCAGCATCGACTTGAGGACGGGCAGCCGGTTGAGGCGTTTGAAGAGATCCGTGGCCGAGATGGTCACGGTCGATATCAGGCCGGACCACTGCACGGGGAGCTCGTTGACCATGCCGTAGAACCGGGGGCGGAGCTGGGCACCGAGGAGGTCCCATTCCATGTAGTCCCCGGTGCCACCAGTGCGGGATGCCGTGAGCGACATGATCAGAGTTTCCGAGACCACCCACGCCGGGGTTGCCAGGGTTCGGCGTACCGTCCAGTCCCACCCGTCGCCGCTGGTCTCCCAATACACGGTGCCTGCGGACTCCCGGATGCGGAGCCACAGGTGATCGATGGGCGAGTACGGGAGGTCAACCGATGCCCCGTCGACGAACCCGACGAACAGCGCGCAGCGGAGCATGCCGGTTACCGCGTTGAGCTGGAACCCGAGCCGCGTCCCGTTGGTCACCGAGTCGAGAACGAACTGAGCCGTCGCCGCGGACGATCCGCCCGCGGCGGGTGCGGTGGACAGGCGGGCGCACACCGAGGCCCCGGGTAGCTTCCACTCCCGGGCCGACTGAAAGCCTGCTGTCCCGGCGCCCGGTACCAGCGGGATCCGCAGCCGCCCACTGACCAGGCCCGCCCCGCCGACACGGACGGGCCACCGCGCCGTGTCGACTGCGCTGTCGAAGTCGTCGCCGAGCATTGACACCGGGTACGGCGCCGCCCCGGTCCGGACAGGCATGACCGCCTGGCTGACCCGGATCGGCGCGTTGCGGCGAACGAACGGTGCATACGGACTGGACGGATTACCCGGGGTGAACCTCCCGTCCGAGTTGTCCAGGGTCATCGACGCCGTACCCGGCTGCGTCTCGGACAGCTCGTCTGACGCGCCCCGGGTGATCGTCACCCCGGAAGTCACGTCGACATACGGCGTGATGTCCGTCCAGGTGATGGACCAGGGGGCCTGGACCAGGCCACCCCAGCCCATCTCTACGAGCAGCGGCATTCCAGCTCACCCCGCTTTCAGCGTGACGGCGCCGCCCTGGACGCGGCCGAACTTGACGAGCACCTTCTGGAGTTCACGGCCGACCGCGACAGGGTCCATGGCGCCGTTGATGTCGATCTGAATGTACGTAGGCGCTCCACCGCGGCTGCCGCCTGCAACTGCGGGCCGGCCGATGACCGGCTGAGCCGAGGCGACCCGGTCGGTGACTGCACCGAGCGCTCGATCGAGGAGCGGCATGGGCTGCGTCAGGCCGCGCGCCAGGCCCTCAGTGCTGTACCGGCCGAGCTGCGCCATCACCGTGGACGGGGACTTGATACCGAGGGCCTTGCGAATAGCCTTCTGCATGCCACGCGCGATCTTCAGCATCTGCTTCTCGATCGCGTCCTGCTGGCTTTCCAGACCCTTAAGGAATCCCTTCCCCGCGTTCTTGCCCGAGTCGTACAGGATGTCGGCACCGGTCTGTCCGAGCTTGGTGGTCGTCTTGCTGATCTGCGACTGGGTGCTGTTGATGCTCTTCAGCGTCGACGAGGACGCCCCGGCCAGCGCAGACGCGTAGGCGTACCCCTGGTCCGGGCCCATGTCGAGGATCTGCCGCAGCAGCGTCTTGCTGAGCCCCCTCTTGGCCAGGGTGTTGATGTAGCTCATGAACTGTTTGATGTTCGCGAGCTTCTGCTGCAGCCCCGCTTGGATCGACCCGGCGGTGACCTTGCCCTCCTCGATGCCGAGGCCGCCGAGTGACGCGCTGTCGCGGGCACCGGTGGTGATGTCGCTCGCATAGGTCTTGGCTGCCTTGATCTTCGCGATCAGGGCGTCCCGCTTGGACGCGGCGTCCAGGAGCTTCTTCGTCTCCCGGTTGACCATGGCGACCAGGCGGTTGTCCTTGCTGCCCGAGAACGCTGACCAAATGTCCTTGGCCAGATCCTTGGACACAGCCTTGATCTTGTCGCGGGATCCCGTCAGGCCCACGATCAGGCCCTTCCCAGCGTCGGCTGCCAGCGCCCTCGTCTTCTTCGACGGTGACGCGATCTGCAACTCGCCCCGGATGCCGGCCGTTACCGCGGCTGCCATCCTCCGGGCCGCGGACTCCACCCCGGCGGCTGCCGAGCCGAGCCCCGCCATCAGGCCACGGCCAGCATCCTGCCCAGCCCCGACGGGCGTGCGCCCGTTCACCCCGGACGCCATACGCGTTGAGGTGTTGTGGTCGTAGACCCGCTCACCGCCCCTGAAGCGGACGAGCTCGGGTCCCTGCTCACCCACCCACGCCAAGCCCGGGGCGGCGCTCGGTGTGCCCTTGGCGTGCATCGGGATACCGCCAGGCCCGTTGTGCCCGGCAGGGGAGTAAACCGTTCGCACCGTCTTGATGTAGGTGGTGGCCGTATAACCGTTCACCGCGGCCAGCGCGGCCTTCGCCTGCCGGATCTTCGCCTGCAGGTCGGCGATGTCCCCCTTAACCTTGGCTTGCTTCTCCGGGGGGAGGGTCTTCAGCTTGGCCTTGGCCGTTTCGATCTGGGACTGCCAGTTGTTGATGTTCATCTTCAAGCGGCCCTGCTCCAACTTGGGCAGGGCGCCCGCGGCGAAGTCGCGCGTCTTCTGCTCGGCCGCAGCCAGGCCGCCCATGTAGCTGTCCTTGAACCGGCCGAACGCCCGGTCCGCAGACTTCAACTTGTCGCCGATGCCGGGGATCCACCCGAACGCCGAAGCGGCTGCGTGCAGCACGCCACCGAACGCGGTGACCATGCCTCCGGTGACAAGCCGGACCATTCCGATGACCTTGGGTAGGTTTTCGAGCGCGCTGCTGGCAATGTCGATGAACGCGTTGCCCATGATCCGAGAGACTTCCTGGATCGTTCCCTTGTTCTCCTTGATCGTGTCGGACAGGCGCTGCAACGGGCCGCGCGCCTCGTCGACCCGGGAGAACGACGGCAGGAAGCTGCCGAGGATTGCCGAGCTCACGTCCTTGATGGTCGGCGCGAAGATCCCCATCAGGTCGCGGACTGCCTTGATCCCGAACCCGAGATCCTTGAACACCGGGGTCAGGGCCTTGACGACCTGCCCGAGCCCGTCGAGTGCGGCCTCAGTCTGGACTCCCGCCGACTTGAACATCTCGCCGAACAGGGGACCGAGCGACCTGCTGACCTCGCCGGAGAACCGCCCGATGGCGGGGAGGATCTTGTTCACCATCTGGAAGAACCCGTCGAGGAACTTCCCGGCGCCGCCGATGCCGGTCTCCAAGCCCTTGAACATCCCCGGGAGCGCCGTCCCCAACAGGCCAGACAGGCCGGTTGTGAAGGCCTTCAGGGTCGGCCCGGACTTCGCACCAAACGCGAGCAGCGACTGCACCAGCGTTCCGAACCCGCCGGACAGCCCGCGGACGAACTGCATCCCCAGGTCCATGTTGGTCTTCAGGTCCCGTTGGAACCCGCCGCTCTTGAACAGCTTCCCGGCGCCAGCTGCCGCTTCACCGAAGCCCTTGCCGAGCTTCACCATCCCGCCGCCGACAATGTCGATGACGGGCTTGGCGTCCTTCAGCGCCCGCGTGAACGAGGGCAGCATCGCCTTCTGGATGTCCTTGCCGAGGCCGCCGAACTCCTTCTTCAGCCCGACCAGTTCCTTGGTGAACGTCCGCGCTTCAGGCGACAGCTTCTTGAGGGCTTCCTTGTACTTCTTCTTGTCCTCGCCTGCCAGAGCCGCAGCCTCACCGACCCCGGCAAAACCGAGCTTCAGTGTGCCCATGGCCAGCCCTGCCCCGGCCATCATCGGGACCAGGGCGCCCAACGCGGGCAGCACCGAGACGCCAATGGCCGCAGCGATACCGCCGAGGATCGGGGTAAGGCCACCACCCGCGGCGCTGGCCTCGCCCGTGGCTGCCGCGGCGCCACGCATCGGGCCGCGCAGCCCGTTCATGTCGCCCTGCAGGCGACGGGCCGAGTCCCCCGTGGAGACGAACCGCCCGTCGAGGGTGCGCAGCCGCCCGTCCGCGTCCTGCGTGAACGCGCGCAGGTCCCCACCGGACGCGGTGACCACCTGGTTCACCCGGCGACGGAAGTCCTCTGCCGATTCCCCGGCGTGGCGGAATGCAGGGGTCAGCCGGTCGTGTCCGTCGAGGATGAACGTGAGGCGCTCAGCCATGGTTCATCGCCTCCTCTTGCGCTCGGGCCTGCTGTTGGTGGCTGTCGAGCCAGGCGATGTACCGGTAGAAGTCGTCGACCGTCAGGGAGTCGACGACAGCGGGGGGCCATCCGAAGTGGAAGGCGATGAGCCCGAGGTACTCGTCTCGGAGGTCATCGATGTCTCGGGCAGGCTGGCCGGCTCTTTTGGGCCGCCGCCGTCCGCGTACTCCTTGATGAGCGCCTCGGCCGCGGCCGGGTCTGCCGCGTTCCGGACGAGCATCCGGTGGAACAGGTCCCGCTCCGCCTCGGGGGCCTGCATCGTCGCGGCCTGCACCACGCTGTCCGAGATCTCCCGGTGGTCCCACTTCACGGTCAGCTCGTCGACCGCCGGGTCGAAGTCGCCGATCCGCAGCTGCGGATTGGTGCGCTTACGCATCACCCATGCGACAGCCCGCATGGCGTCCGGGTCGTCCTCGTTGAGGCCCTCGCGGATCCCGGGCCACGTCTTCCCCGCGGCCTTGGCCGCGATGGACGCTTCCGAGGTCAGGAGCTTCCGGGTGTCGTAGCGCTCTTCCTCGCCACCGTCGGGTGTGTACACGATGATCAAGGCTGCTCCTAGGTGAGTTGGCGGTGCACGTCGTCGAGGACGCGCGCGACTTCGGCCCGCATACGCGGGGTGTGGCGTTGAACGGTCTTGTCCCACCAGAGCGGCGGAACCCACTGGTTGACCCACCGGCGACGGTTGTCGAACACCGGGTGGCGGACACGGCCGTCGGGTTTGTTCATGGCATCCGGCATGAACTTCAGGTCTTCTGGCAGCAGGCTGCGATCAACCCAGACGCGGGCGCCCGGGTTACTGCTGGTCCGGACGCTGATCTTGATCGCATTCGCGAGCGTCGCCCGCAGCGGTCGGGTGGTCGGCGAAGGGCCACCCTGCCGAGTGGAACGGCCCTGGGACCGCATCGGCAGGGTGCGCATCGTGGAACGCAGATCGTTGTGCAGCGGCTCGGCCGCGCGCCGGATCCGTCGGGCCAGGTTCCTTTGAACCGGGGCCCCGGACGCGGCGCGCAGCCGACGAGACAGCTCGAGGAGCTGCCCGGTGCCGGTGATCTGTATGTTGCCGACAGGCATCAGGGCACCGGCTACAGCGTGATGTCGGTGGAGATGATCTCGATCTTCGGCTGGTTGGTGCCGTCGTACAGACCGACAAAGTTGAACGAGGGCTTGACCACGCCGAACCCGTCGACCACCGGGGGGCCCTCGTCGAGCCGGATCGCAGGCAGGGTGATCCGGAACGTCTCGAAAAAGGTGGCTGCGATCAGGGGGCCGACGAACTCCCACACGAGGCTGGTCGTGCCGTCGCTGGTGTGCAGGTCGTCGAGGGTGGTGTCGACGTAGTCGGACTCCAGCGTGCCGCTGATCTTGACCTGGTCGTTCGAGACGGGCTCGGCCTTGAGCCCGGCCGCCCCGGCGTAGAACCGCTCGACCTCCTGCGGGCGTTCCACCTTGCAGCTGACCTTGCGGATGCCGCTGCGCGCGGTCTCCGTGCCGAACGTCCCGGTCTTGAGGGCCATCTGCCCGAAGTGAAACGGGCTCATGGCCGGGTAGCTCGCGGCCGCCAGGGCAGACGTCTCCTCCACGTCGCGCCCGTCGAACTCGAACGTCCCGGTGAGCATCCCGCCGACCTCGCAGGCGAACTCCCCCGAGGTGATCTTGCAGCCGAGAACGTTCTTCTTCGTGACCGTCCCCGTGGTCAGCGGAACGCCCTTCTGAATCGTCAGGCTCTTGCCTGCCGTATCCGCGAGGGTGTGCGTCTGCAGGTACGCCGGGCCGGCGCCCTGCTGCACCGGGGTGACGGTGGTCCCCATGAGCGCCTGGATCAGCAGGCCCATGCTCTTGTTGACGATTTCCATGTCGATGCTGCCGGAGGCTTCGCGCCGGGTCAGCACGCGACGCGAGGACAGCGCGAGCAGGCGGCCCGCCGCGATGCCCGCGCTCTGCGCCGTGGTCTTCTTGAGGACAAGGCTTTCCTTCGTGAACTCCACGAACCTGCTCGGGGTCACGAACGTTCCATACGTGGTCTCGGCTGCGATGCCGAGCTGGGCGCCGAGCCCGGATCCGATCGCCATGGGTCAGCCCTCCGTCCTGCTGGTGGCAGCCTTCGCCGCGGTGGTGGTCTTCTTCGGTGTGGGCTGGTCGGCCTTGGGCTCGTCGACCGCTTCCCATGTCGCGGTCTGGCCCACGTAGCCCTCCCAGCGGGCGTCGGGTACTTCGACCATCTCGTCCGGCTGGACTGTCCTGTCGCCGAGCTCCGGCACGGTGACCGGCTCGGCGCCGATGTAGCGCACTCGCGCCATGGCGTACTCCTCAAGTGGATGGGGGTGGGTCAGATACGGGCGCGGCACGTCACGGTGAAGGACAGGCCAGCCAACGCCCCGTCCGAGTTCTGCTCCTGGACGAGGCTCCCGGCGGTCAGGTGCGCCCACTGGACTGTCCTGTTCAGGGTCGGCGCCTCGGGTGCGGCGTCCGTGGCGCGCAGGGCGCCCTCGACCGCGGCCAGCAGCTCGAACACGCGGGTACGGCGTAGGGCCATGTCCTCGTCGCCCGCCCACGTTTCCGCGTAGCAGGCGATGCTGAAGTTCTCGTCACGGCGCCGAGCGCCCGCGGACGCAAAGTCCTGGCTGATGTCGACGGACTGTTCAGCCCCGGGCGCGTACCCGACGTAGATGCGGTGCCTGTCGGTCAGGTTCACCGCGGCCGGCCCGTCCACGATGAGCACCTCGGACAGCCCGGGGGCTGCGCGCAGGATCGCGAGGAGCGCATCAATCGCGGCTGGAACCGCGGAGCTGGCCATCACGCGATCCCAGGGGGTTGCTTGTACGACTCCAGCAACTGCAGCACCCGGTTGGGTACCGCGTATCCGAACCCGGGGATGGGCTCGGTGACACTGAAGTCGTCCGCGGGGCCACCGCCGCGGGCCGCCCCGCGCTGAGTACGCCAAAGGTGCTGCAGCAGGATGCGCGCGGCAAGGTTGATGGTCGGCGGAATGCTGCCACGACCCGCGGTGTAGACGGCAGTCCACGGGCCCCGGGAGAACAGCCCCCCGTCCAGGCGGCGGATCACTCCGGACGGGCCATCGACGTGCAGCCGGGCCACGTCAAGCGAGCTCCCCCCGTCCAGTACCGGGGTCAGGGAGGTGAGGGTCACGACGGGCGGCCGTAGCAGGCACAGGTAACGGCCCCGGCCCTCGACTGTCTCGGTGACCCCCCGGTTCTCGACCGGGCCCACATAGCCCTCAATGACCGCGGTCAGTGAATCGACGTACGCCTGCAGCTCGGTGTCGTTCGCGGCGGTCTCGATGTTCAGTTGCTGTTTCGCGTCGGCCAGCGTGAGCAGTGCCATGCCCGCCCCTTCCTACGTGGTGCGGGTCTCGGCACCGCGCGACCTGCCACCGCCACGGGAACGGGCAGCCGCCTTCTCCGCACCGCCCTGAACCTTCTCGTCGACCAGCTCGGCCCGCTCGCC